GGTAGCTTGTTTTTCTCGGAATACATGCTCACTTTTACCCATTGGCTCTATAATGCCTCCATTGTTCAACATGATGGATATGACTGCATTGTCATGCGTATTTCTGGTGAAGATCTCTATTTGAGATACACAGATGACGAAGATTCTGATATTTATGAGGATATTGATAATGACATTGCTATCATTCGCTTGCGCGGTTCTCACATGCAGCGTCCTCGTAACTGTTGTTCCCTGTTTATCGATGAGTATTCCTGGACTCTTCTGAACCAGTTTAATGGCAGATATAATATGCCCCGATTGGATGACTCTCATCTCCTTGGATGTCGTGTTCTTGAAAATCCTATTGAGTATATGGATCCCCATTCTGATGCCGTCTACAGCCTTGAAGCCCCTATCTGCGTGAGCTTTGAGTCTCAAGCTGGTGACTGTGGTTATCTTCTTATGTCCACTGGACCCGGTCTTTCTGCCAATAAGTTTGTTGGTATGCATGTCGCTGGTGGCCTTGATCTTGAAGGCAATGCTAAGGCATACTGCACTCCCGTCACTAGAGAGTATCTTGAAGAAGCTCTGACAACTTATTTTGGTGAGAATCTTAGACAGACCACTGTCACTCGAGATCTTGTTATTCAAGCCAATGGTTGCTACGATGTTATGGTTGAAGAAGTGCAGGGTAACAATGTTGTTTCTGTTGAAAAGTTGCCCGCCACATGTTACATTCAGTTGCCTCGACAATCTAAGTATGTCCCCACTGAATTTGCGAGTAATCCTGATTTCCCTCATGAACAACATCCTGCTGTGCTTAAGGCCGTTAATGGTCAAGACCCTGCGATTCTGGCTTTGAAAGAGATTGCCGAAGTTGAGGAACATCCTTTGGATATGGATCTCCTTGAATCTTGTCGAACTGAGTTGCTGGCTTATTTGAGAAAAACCCTGACTCGCCACATTCCTCGTTTGCCGCTTGAAGATGCTAAGATTATTGGTGGCATTCCTGGCATGCTGGCTCGCATTCATCTTGAGAGTAGTCCTGGTTTCCCTTATTCCATCACTCAAAAGGGCCGTGGCAAATATGAATTTGTCTCTGTCGACTCTCGTCATATCTATTTGTCTTCTGCGTTTAAGGCTGAAGTTGATGCTCTTGAGAAAGCCATGATAGACCACGATGATGAATATATTAATTCATTGGATTTCCGCTGGATTGCCTATCTTAAAGATGAGATGAGATCTTGGAAGAAAATTGATGCTCTTAAAACTCGTTTGATTTTCTGCAATTCACTTGTCTTCATCTATATCTTCCGCAAGTATTTTTCGCATCTCATGATTGGGATTAACAAGTCTTTTGGCAAGAGTATCTTCGGTATTGGTGCAAATATGACTAGTCGTGCCGCTCAAACTCTTTATGATCAGTTGACTCAGAAAGGATGGACTAAATTTATTGCTGGTGATTATAGTTCATTTGACAAGAACTACCATCCGGAAGTCCAAAAAGTTTCCTACTCTATTCTCATGGATTTGGCTAAGGATTTTGCTGAGATTCCTCAAGGAATTATCGATGCCTTCGTTGGGCATGAGACTTGTGGTAGAGTGCAGATTGAAGATTGCATTGTCACGTTCAAACATTGTCACATGTCTGGTAACTTTTTTACTACACAGGAGAATTGCATTCAGAACTGCCTGTACATGATGTACTGTTTCAAGATGCATTATCCCGATCTTAATTTCTTTGACAATGTAATTGCCAATTTTGTGGGTGATGATCACATCTTGTGTGTGTCTGATGCTGTTCCTGATTTTAATGCAATCAATCTTTACACTGATATGCAAGTTCTCGGTCAGAAGTATACTGATGAGAATAAGGAAATTCCTACAGTTCCTTATAGAGCCTTTGTTGAGTGTGGATATCTTGGATGTTCCTTTGGTCTTGTCAATGGATATGATAAGCGTTTGAAGGCGGACACTGAACCGGTATATGCTGGTCGCATGCGTATGAGCACCCTTCTCAATCATCTTGAATATGTCAAGAACAATGAGTATCTTGATACCACTATTGAACAGTTCCTTGACATGTGCTCTATGTATCCTCCTGATATTTATCAGCGTTACTTCAAACTCGTCCGTGGTTATGACACTGATGGTGCTGAACAGCGTGCTCGTCAACGATTGCAAATCAACCGTGTTGATGACTTGTATTTTGCTGCTGTCGCCCAAGCTGATGACAAGACTATCAAAGCCAAGGATGGTTCAACTGATACTAAGATTCCCAAGCCAGTGGAGAAGAAAATTCCTCCCAAGAAGTCCATTGAGGATAAGAAACCTCCTGAGAAAAAGGAGAACAAGGTCATCAAATCTAAGGATCAAACCGCTAAGCCTGCTGAAGTCGGAATGACTACTAACAATACCAATGTTGCACATCCTGCTCACCCTAAGCCTCGTACACATCAGGTTGAAAACAAGAATTATTCCATGAGTGCTTTCAACACCAGCTTTAAAACTGGTCCTCTCTCTTGGATTCGTCTTACCACCTTTGAATGGACCGCTGCTATGGTGCAAGGTCAATCCTTATATGAAGCCCCTCTTCCTTGGGCTATGGTTAGACAGAACGAATTTTCTATCCAGAATTTTCCTTTCTTGTATACAACTTATTGGCATGGTGGTATTGAGCTTCAATTCCAGCTTTCCGGTTCCCAGTATGATGCTGGTCTCGTTGTGGCCGTGTTCATGCCCCCTGGTGCAAGAGAACCTCTGATCGATGAGTGTTTTACTGGTCTCCATGTTAAGCTTTCGCCTACTGATCAAACTGCTGCTACGATGAAGATTCCTTATCGCCATTGGAAGACTAGTCTTAGCTGCGAGCGCATTTATAATCAACAAGACATTCTGGGTAAGTTACATTTGAAGGTTTTTAGTCCTTTGAATGTTAAGACTTCTACTGAGACAGTTACTATCACCGTCTATGCTCGCTATGTCGATCCTACCTTTTATTTGCCTCGCCGTCCTCATATGGCTCAGTCTTTGTCTGATATTATGGGTCTCTTCCCTGCTGGTGAAGCTTTGGTGACTATTGTTGATCAAGCTTATGACTTGTTCCACGACGAACCTGATTACTTTATTGGCCTTGATAAACCACATTGCGGCAATTATCGTCAGCCCATGGTTCTTTCTGGTCCTCACTTGGGACATACTGTGGGTGCTCTGGCTGCTGATTCTATGCATCAAGACCCTCGCGCGTTGTCTCGAGGTTGGCGCTATTGTTTCGACCCTGCGGAGACTAAGGTCCGCTTCTTGCTTTCGCGACAACATGTTGTGAAGCGTTTCCGATGGGCTTCCAGCAATGCCAATGATTCAAATTTGCTGACTTTCGAGCTTGATTCCTTCTTCACTACGCGCCCTTCTACTCGTGTGAATAATTTATTGACTCGCGTGTTGAATTGTTTTGGCTTCTGGCATGCTGATTTTGAATTCGAACTGTACGTTTTTAAGACTCCTCTGCAAAATGGTCGCTTGCGTATGGGTGTTGACTTCACTTCTGGATCCACGGTCCCTCAAACTGATCCCAACTTTGTTTTTAATCAGATTATGGATTTTACACAAGGCAACTCAGTTTGCAAATTCGTTGTTCCATACTGCTTTGATCGCGAGTGGTTATGCACTTGTGCTCATTCAAATAATGCCAATCTGGTTACTATGGGAAAAGTTTTTATCAACGTGGCTACGAAATTGTCTACTAATGCCAACGTTGTCACGGATAACGTGGAATGTGTCCTCACCGTGCGCCTGGTCAATGCCAAAGTGGCTTATCCTCTTGGCGTGAACTGGTATGGTCTGACTGATACTACACAGGACTTGAATCTCACTAAGAGAGATCGTCCTACAACTGCTGCTGAGGCTTCTATATTGGCTCAAGCTAGTGAGGTTGTGCTTGAGGAAGCTGCTCACGAGCCTGAAGAAGCTGGTGTTGTGGAGGTTGAACCCCCACAGTCTGAACAATCCGTTGCCACTGGCGATGATCCTGTCTACAACCAGACCACGATGGACATGGTTAAGTCCGTTCAGTTCACTACACGCAACATTAAAGATGACCAATTCCGAGGTGTAGAGCCAATGAAAGTCTACCCAGACCGTCAGTTCGAGAGAGTCGTTGAAGACTTCAATGAGCTGTTCCGTCGTGATGTGCATGTTCCCTTCACAATAGGTGATGGAGTTCGCCAAATCTATACTCAGCCTGGCCGTTTTATTTATACAGTGGAGATAACTCCTCCAGATTTTTACACAGGACCCTGGTTGGCTTTCGGAGGCGGCGTCATTTACACTTTCGTTATGACGATTCCTTTTACGGTTAGTTTTTCTCCTTATACCGGAGTTGATTACAATATCAATCCTATGGATAACAACTATAATGCTTCCGCCACTATCATGTCTGATAGTTCATCCTATTCTACCATACCGGGTTTCATGTGCGCTCCTGATCTGAGTTTCCCTGCCTCTTATGCAAATGGTCAATATATGCTGCGTCTGTACGTCCCTTGGTGGTCCACATCTATGTTCGGCACCTATACCGATTCTGTGGGAGATGATCAGTCTTCTTACGGCACATTCACAATTGGTATTTGGCAGACAACCTCTACCATTGCTGGTCATACGTTGCAAATGTTTGTCTCCGGTGGAGACGATTTTTCTGTCGGTTGGTATGCTCCGTTGAGTTATATTCCGGATGTGCCCGTGACCGGCACTGGCCAAGATGACTTCAGCTGCTATGGAGCTGTAAGTCGATTGGTCTCTTATAATACTTAGTCTTTACTAAGCAGTCGATGTATTGGTGGATATATCGATAAAATATTAGAA